TCAATTGCTGGTTCAATAGCTGCAGGAGGTTTTACACTTCCTGGTCTTGCAAGAGTTGTTGGTATGAGAAGTTTACCTTTTCTAAAAGCATTAGCTAAAGCTTCAGCAGGATCTGCTGCAGGTGGTGCAGGTGGTGCTATTGTTGCAGAAACTTTTGATCCAAGTGAAAATGTTGTTAAAGAAATTGCTAGAGCTGCAGGTGAGGGTGCCCTTGGTGAGGCAGTGGGTGCGCCTTTAGCTATTAAGGCCGCTCCTATCATACAAAAAATTTTAGCTGCAAAACCTAAAATATATGCAGAAACGATAAGAGGTGCAGATGTTGCAGAAGAAACTCTAAAAAATAAATCTTACGAGATATTGTATGGCAAAGAAGCAGCAGAAACTTTAAGTAAATTAGATCCGAAACAACAGCTAGAAGCTCTAAAAGGTATGGTGCCTGATGATAAAGCTATAAACGATTATATTAAAAGAAATAAAAATCTGGATAAACAAGATTTTGCAAATTTAAAAAGGGATGCAATAGAAGCTCAAAAAGGTTTGACACCTGCTTTTAAAACAAATAATCAAACTATAAATATAGCCGAAACTATTCTATCAAAATCTATTCTTGGTGGAGGTCAATTTTCAGACAGATACAGAGCACTAAAAAATATTGGTGACGCTGTAGCTTATGATTATGTCCAAGATTTAACAGAAGGTAGTTTAGCTAGAAATAAATCTGAAGTAGGTAATTTATTTCTTAATATGTTTAACAATTCAAACAGATTGTTTAGAGAAGCATCCGATTCAATGTATCAAAAAGTGGACGATCTTTTAGGTGCAGATAAAATAAAACCAACCTTAAGTATTGTCGATAAAGTTGTTGGTAAAAATAGTTTACGAGAAACTGTAGACACAATACAAAAAAATATAAGTGAGGGTTTAGGTGGAGGAAGACAAAATCCTGTAAAGTCTTATATAGATGATTTAGCAAGTGATTTAAATAAAATAGAAAAAGCAGAAAATTTAGTATCATACAGACAATTGTCTGCAATTAGATCGGATCTTGCAGCTGGTAAAAATATTTTAAAAGTGCAAGGTGCAGGTGGTGATAAGTTAAAAGAATTAACAACTGTAATAAAAAAAATGGATGACATGTTAAGTCCTGAAAATTTACTCAAATCTGGATTAGATCCAAATGTGGCTAAGGCACTAGAAGATGCAAAAATATTTTATGAACAGGGTATGGATGTTTTTCAAAGGGGAACCACTGTTGCAATTTTAGCTAAAGCTGCTAATGCAACTTCTGATCTTGGGTCAATTTTTAAAAATATAACCACAGGAGAGAAAACAGATTTATTAGGTCGTGTTCTTAATGATATAGATAAATTACCTGAACTTACAAATAATACAGCTTTTAAAGAAGCCATAGGAAATTCTATTACAAGAAAAGAAGCTAATTCTTTAAAAGAAAGTTTAAGAGGATATTATTTACAAAATATGTTAAGTGATTCTATTGAGGCTCAAGAACAATTTGGTACTTTTTATAATGTTAATAAATTTAGAAAGGCTTTAAATAAAAATCAAGAAACACTTAAATTATTATTTCCAGATGCAAAAGATATAAAAAAGATAGAAGATTTACAAATAACATTAGGCTTTGCGCAAGGTAAGATATCAGACATAAGTGGTATACCTGGTGGAGTTTTAATCCAACTTAAACAAGCAGGAGCCGCAGGACAATTATTACAATATGGAGGAGGACTGCTTTCACCAGCAAATGTGGCAGCAGGAGGAACTTTAGTAGCAGCAGGGGTAATACCTGCTTTAGGAGTTGTAATAGCACCAAAATATGTTGGAAAAGTTATGTTAGATCCAAAATTTCAAAAATTAGCTTTTGAGGCAGCAGTTGACCCTATTATCAAAAAAGAAAATACACCGAGAAAAATGCAGTCGGTCTATAATCAAATGTTAGGTCGATTAGTGACTTTAGGAGTTATACCAAAATCAGAAGCAGATGATTATAAGTCTGTGGTAGAGAGTCAAATTAGAGAGACAGAACAAAGATTGACATCTCAGGCAGTACCACTACCAAGTGTTGAGCCAAGTAATTTTCCAGTAATTGAAACAGGTGCAGGTATTACAGGAGCACCTAATACACAATTAGCTTCTGCCTTAAATCTTTTTAATAAGGGAGGAATTGTCAGTGCCAAGAAAGTCAACACCTAAAGATTCATTAGCCCATCAACGGATTGATGATCATGAAAAGCTCTGTCTTATCATGCAGAGAGAGACCAATAAAAAAATCAAAGATCTCCATACAGATATCCATAGAATCGAGAAGATATTGATAGCCTCTACAGGTTTCTTGATTACCTCCATGTTAGGAATAATTGTTGCTCTAGTCATGAAATTAAATTAAAAGACCATGTGCAACTAATCAAAGAAAAAAACAAATTCTATATAACAGGCCTTAAAAGAGAGAATAAATATAAATACAAGAAATACACCCGTCAGGAGGAGGACGGCTCACGGACCTATAATATAGGTAACAAAAAAATACCAAGTGTTACAACGATTTTATCAGCTACACAATCAGAGGATAAGAAGGCAGGATTAGATGCTTGGCGTGAAAGGGTTGGATACCAAGAGGCAGCTAGAATTACCTCATTAGCAGCCCGTAGAGGCACGGAGATGCACTATGTTCTAGAAAACTACATAGATGGGCGTGGGTACCTAAACCTCTCTCTAGAGGGCTCTGAAGCCCGTCTTATGGCACATGAGATAGTAAACAATCTTGACCTATTGAGTGTAGTATGGGGTAATGAAGTTAGTTTATCTTATAAAGACAGATGGGCAGGATCTACAGATGTTGTTGGAATATATGATGAAAAACCTACAATTATGGATTTTAAACAATCAAATAAAGTTAAAAGAGAGGAATTTGTCGAAGATTACTATTATCAGATAGCTGCATATTCATTAGCACATAAAGATCAATATGGACCAATAACACAAGGTTTAATATGTGTTTGCACTAAAGATAGGATATATCAAGAATTTAAAATGGATGAATTAAAATTAAAAGAATATGAAAATAAGTGGTTAGAAAGGGTTGATAAATATTATAAGACTAAAGCCACTTCTGAACCTGTTCCCCAAGAGTCTTAGCAGATAATTCTATTTTATTATCTAGATTATGTAATACCATCTCATCAATGGTATCCGTTGCAATAAGATCTATATATGTGACTTGAGAAGTTTGACCATATCTATGAGCACGATCCTCGCTTTGTTGCCTGACTTCCAAATTGTAAGAATTACTAAAATATATAACATACCTAGCAGCAGTAAGGGTAAGACCATAACCACCAACAGTAGGGTTGCCAACGAGGAAACGGCATCTATCATTATGTTGAAACTTTTCAACAGAATCATTACGAACCTCAACTGAATCTTTTCCGTATATCGAAACCACTGAATCTTTGCCATAGGTCTCCTCTAATTTTTTTTTAATCATTTCTATATTATGTACATAGTTTGCCCATATAATACACTTATCCTCACTTTCCTCCAATATACTCATCAATTCTTTTAATTTAGCATTACTTTTAAAATCAACAATTTTTCCATCATTAGTTTTTACAAAACCATTAGCTACCTGCTGTAATTTTAATAATTCAGTTAATTTATTATTGTATGAAACCTCATCATTTTTAAGAACTATAAGAGCTGAGGCTTTTAATTGTTCATATGCTTTTCTTTGTTCCTCTGGTAATTCTACATGTCTTTGAACATACATTTTTGGAGGTAAATCAAGGCAGTCTTTTTTTCTGACTCTATAAGAAAAATTTTTTAATTTGTGCTCTAATTCCTCAAGATTAACATAATACTTAGGTATTTGAATATTATAACCACCCCTCTCTATGCTATACATCACTGCATATCTAGATTTAAACACAGTGTAATTCTCATATCCCAATAATTTTTTATCTAGAAATGCGCATTGAGAAAACAGATCTAATGGTGATTTGGTTATAGGAGATCCTGTAAGAATTCTTTTATATTTAGCTAATTTACCTAATTTTATTATTGCTTTTGTTCTAGATGCCTTAAGATTTTTAATTGTTGTACTCTCATCTAAAATTATCATGCTTGATTTACCATGTTTTAAAAGCTTGTATTCTAACCACTTTTTACCTGATGCATGTGATAAAGCCTCTACATTCATTAAAATAAATGTAATTTTTTTTGGGTCTATTTTAAATGTCTTATCTTTAGTGACTTTCCATATGTAAATATTAGATTCAATTGGACAATGAAAATCAATCTCTTTTTTCCAATTCCTATAAACAGAATTAGGCGCAATAACAAATACAAATTCTATTTCTTCTTTTTGAAATAAATATGCAGCATTATCTATAGCTACTTTTGTCTTACCTGTTCCCATTTCCATAAAATATGCAAAGTTAAATGGAAATGCTCCCTCTATAAGTGACTGTCTTTGATGTTCAAACGGTTTTGTTTTGTATTTATACACGCAAAAATTTTTTAAATTATTTATTTGTAATTTGCAATCAAATAATATACAGACTCTTGCACAAGGAGGTCCTTATGGATTTAGAAGCAGAATCTATCGTGTCGATAGATACTGGCATGTCATCCGACATTGCCGAATCTTGCAATAAGTTATTGGACATTCAGAAAAAAATATCAACGGCTGAAGAAGAAATGAAAAAGTTAAAAGAAGTTGAGACAACACTTTCTGAACAAACAATTCCTAACTTAATGCAACAAGCTGGTATCTCGATGCTTAAATTAGCAGATGGTTCATCTGTTGAAGTTAAGCCATTCTATTCAGCTAGAATACCAGCATCTAAAAGTGAACAAGCTTTTAATTGGCTTAGAGAAAATGGACTTGTAGAGGAGCTGAAACAAAAGGGACTAGCGGTTCAACAAAAAACATCAGTGCATCCAAGTACATTAAGAGGATTTGTTAGAGAACAAATTCAAGATTTGGGCAAAGATGTTCCTGCTGAATTGTTTGGAACTTATGTAGCAAACAAAACGAAAATAACCACGAAGGAACAATCATGATAACTAAAGAAAAAGCAATGACGCAAAAGAAAGATAACCTACCGTCTCAAATTAATCTTGAGCAGATGGCAGGTCAGGGTCAAGAGTTTGTAACAGCTCGTGACCAAAAACTACCAATACTTAAAATACTCTATGCTAACTCTCCAGTGTTAGATGAGACAGATGGAAAATATGTCGAGTCTGCAAAACAGGGTGATATGTGGAGTGAGACTTCAGGTAAGGTATGGAAAGGTAAACAAGGTGTATTAGTTGTACCTTGTTTATATATAAATACTTTTAATGAATGGAAAGATAAAGGAGATAGTCCTGGTAGACCAGTTAAGATACATACTGATCCATCTATCATGTCTCAAACCACAAGAGGTGCAGACAACAAGGATAGATTAGAAAATGGTAATTATGTAGAGGATACCGGTAATCACTTTGTTTACATTTTGGATGAAAATTATAATCCAATGGAACAAGCATTAATAACTATGAAATCAACTCAAAAGAAAAAATCTAAAACATGGAACTCGATGATTCTTTCAAGAAGAAGACAAGGTAAGAATGGTATGTTTAATCCACCATCATGGTCCACTGTGTATAGATTAACAACCACAAAAGAATCTAATTCACAAAATTCTTGGTATGGTTGGGTAGTCGACTTTGATAAATTTTTAGATACTGTTGATAGTCTTAAAACACTTGAGACTACACAGGCATTTTATCAAAGTGCTATGAAAAGTGATATCTTTGGTAAGGTTGATTTTACACAAGATCAGATACAAAAAGATACTAAAGAAGGCGTTCCTTTTTAATATTTTTTATGGAGGAGCAACTCTTAAAAATATTTGAGGGTAATTCTGAACTGTTCATCACTACCTCTCTTACTGGGGAGGTAGATGAACGGGGCAAGACGGTTGGACAAACACTCACGATCCACGAACCTGTAACCTCACAAATTTGGAAGGAACATCTTCAGGGTACCAAAAGAATTGGTGTCAAACCTGAAAAAGATAATAAATGTAAGTGGGCTTGTATAGATATAGACCCACACAACTATAAACAATATAATCAAAAAAAAATTGTAGATATAATAAAAGAATTTAATTTACCTTTAATACCCGTTAGATCTAAGTCAGGTGGCCTTCATTTATTTTTATTTTTAGATGATTGGTATCCAGTAAGAGATATTTTAAAAAAACTGCATCAATGGAATAACGATTTTTTTCAAGCACAAGAAATTTTCCCAATGAACAAATGTTTAAATATGCCTTACTTTAACATGGATGCTACAACAGAGTTTGCATATACTAATGATAACACTCCTGTAATGATTGGAACTTTCTTACAATTAGTTAAAGAAAAAACTTTATCTCTGGAAAATCTATTAAAAATAAAAGTAAAAGACTATGAACCTGAGAGTGATTGGAAGCAATATCCTCCGTGTTGTCAAAAAATGATCTCAGAAAAATGGTCAGGCAATCATAGAAATGATTTATTATTTAATATTGGTGTTTTAGAGATGAGAAAATCAGATGGTAATTTATCTAAGAAAGAAATAACGCAAATACTTTTACAAAGAAATAAGGAGGTTTTTACCACTCCATTAGATGAGAGAGAAGTAGTTAATACCGTGGCTAATTCAGTAAGTAAAAAAAATTATAATTTAAGATGTAATACACCTCTTTGTGATAAGGACAAATGTAAATTTAGAAAATTAGGAATTGGTTCACAAGTGCCAGATCTTATAGATGATTTTGAAGAAATAGAATTTATAAGATCCACAAAATCTATTGAATACTCTTTTTTATTTCAAGGTGAAAAAATTATTATTGGTCCTGAAGATATGAAAGATGAAAAATCTTTTAGAGTAAGATTATTAAGATATGGCATATATTGGATTACTCTACCAAAACCAAGATCAGGTCCATCCCCTTTTGAGATGCTCATGTCAACTATAGTTAAGAAAGCAGTAGAGAATGAAAAGATGAAGTTTGAAGATACTCTTGGAGAGGAGAAATACAATTTTCTTAAAAAGTTTTTTGAGAGCCATATTGAGGAAGATGATTTTGATAAACTGCAGGATAATTATGTTGTGCTAGATTCTAAAACAAATGTCTGTTATTTTAAAAAAATTACTTTTGAAAAATTCCTTGGTAATAATAAAACCTTTAAAAGTGCAGCAGAGGCTATGCATCTATTAGGTTGTGAAAGAATTGATTATCATGAGGGTGTAAAAAATGTATGGTCTGTTGAGATGCCTAAGTTTGTAGATTATAAAAAACAAGAAAAAAAAGTTAGTAAGAAAACAGTATCGGAGATGGATGACGAATTCCACACAGGAAAATTTAGAACTTAAAATACTTAAAGAATTATATCACAAAACGATTAAAATCTTTGGTCCACCAGGAACAGGAAAAACCTACACATTAATAGAAAAAGTTTTAAAAGGTTATTTGAGAAAAGGTATAAGACCAAATGAAATAGCTTATTTATCTTTTACTAATAAAGCAGTTAACACTGCAGTCTCTAGAGCTTTAGAATCTTTTCCACAATATAGTCCTGATGATTTTTCAAGATTTAAAACATTACATACATATTGTAGAAGATATTTTCCTGAAGAGGTATTTGATCCAAAGGACTGTACAATTGATTTTGCATTGCAGACAAAAGTAATTAAGACTTCAGATAAAAGATTAGCAGATGATAATTTTATGTATAAGGATTGGTCGTTAGGTGTATACAGTAAATCTAGAAATTTGTTGATATCTCCAGAAGAAGCATACAAAAAAGAAAGTTACAAACGAGATTCATTAACTGTTTTTTTAAGAAAGATAAGCACATATGAACATTATAAAACAGGAGGGGGTGAAAGATCATTTATAGATTTTGATGATATGATAGAGAGAGCAATAAAAGAAATAGATTTTCCATCTTTAAAAGTTTTAATATTAGATGAGGCCCAAGACTGCACCCCACTTCAATGGTCGGTAATATATAAGATGGCCCCTAAAGTAAAAAGGATTTATCTTGCAGGTGACGATGATCAAGCAATATATAAATGGAACGGTGCAGATCCAAAATATTTTACAAAATTTTTCCCAGGTCGTAAGGTAAAATTAAGAAAGACACAAAGATTTGGTGAGGCCATACACAGATTTTCTCAGGTAATTAGAAGAGGTATTAGTGATAGTGAGGAGAAAGAATATTTACCAGGTGGCACTAAAGGATTTGTTAAAGCTTATTTATCTTTTAAAGAGATACCCTTTGAAAAGTTGAAAGAAGATTGGTTTATCTTAGGTAGGATAAATGAAACAGTTAATCAATTAAGAATGTTAGCTAAAGATGCAGGGCTATACTTTAAGGATAATAAGGGTACGAAATGTTTCGACCAAAAACAATGGGATGCCATTAAATCATGGACTACGATATCAAATAATAAAAAGATAGATAAAAAAGGTGCAAGAAATATGTACAAATTTATTAGGGAGTTAGAAGACCCTGCGTATCGATTAGATAAATTTTGGAGAGCTGAACCTGATTTTAAAGAATATGACTTTCAAGCTTTAAAAGAATGGTGTGGTTTAACTTTAGATGATAATCAAAAAAATAAACCATGGTATTGGATATTAAGGAGAAATTTTAAACCAAGACAAGTTAGACATTTTATTAGGTTATTAAGAAGATATGGTCAAAAAGAATTAGACAAAGATCCCTTAATAACTATTGATACCATTCATTCTGTAAAAGGGGGAGAAGCGAATCATGTTGTGTTATATGGTAAGGGCAATTATCCATCAGATTATTCAAATAAAAATAAACAGGAAAAAAGTGATGAACGCAAAGTTTGGTATACAGGAGCTACAAGAGCAAGAAAAACTTTACATTTGTTGAGATCTGATTATAAATTCAACTATCCTATTGGACAAGATTATTTAGTTTATATACAGGAGAAAAATGACAAATAAAGATATGTTTGACGAAGCATTCCCAAACGATAAACAAGTAGGAGGGTCTCATTATAAAAAATTTGTTATTCAACCATGGACATTTATTAGAAAAAATAATCTTAATCCATTACAAGCAAATATAATTAAATATGTTTGTAGATATTTACTTAAGGGCAATCCTTTACAAGACTTAGAAAAAATAAAACATTATTGCGATTTAGAAATAGAACATCTTAAAAATAAAAAAGATGAGAAAAAACGAAAAAATTAAGTGCTCGGAATGTAATGAAAATGCAGTTATTATTGAAAATAAAATTTATTATTGTGGTCCTTGTTATGTTAATGAGTTTATCAGGGTGCATGAAAGACTACGACTTCAACCCAGCAACCACAGTGGTAAGAATGATGATACAAGGATCTGAATGAGTAATGGACTGCAACTAACTTTGACTTTTAAAAAATCTATGTGGAATACTCCAATCGAATATAAAGATCTTTCTCAATATAAAGAAATAGCTATTGATTTAGAAACACGAGATGAAGGACTCAATAATAAATTAGGTGCAGGTTGGGCTCTTGGTAAAGGAGAGATAGTTGGTTTTGCAGTAGCAGTTGAGGGTTGGAAAGGTTATTTTCCTTTTGGACATTTAGGTGGTGGTAATATGATACCTGAACAGGTTAAGAAATACATGAAAGATGTATGTGCTTTACCTTCAACAAAAATTTTTCATAACGCACAATACGATGTTGGATGGTTAGAGGCATCAGGTATAAAGGTAAATGGACCAATAGTTGATACGATGATAGCTGCAGCTTTGATAGATGAGAATAGATTTTCTTATTCATTAAATACTTTATCTGTAGATTATTTAAAT